ACTTCCATCCCGAATTCAGCGTAGGCCCGGCGAATTCCCGCTTCGCCGCCAAGTCGCTTGATCTCGCTGTCGAGGGTGATGACGACGCTGTCATCGCCCATCGTGATGCATATCCAACGCCGGCCGGGGCCATGGACCTTCCGTTTCATGGCCATGTTGTTGCCGGTATTGGTCGTAGTGGTGTCGGTCATCCCTGATGTCATTTGCTCATCAGTAGAATAGACGGTACCATTGTGTGTACGACCCTTCTGGCGCGCACTTGTGGTGTAGTGGACGCCACTGTTGAATCGGCGCTTGCTGTCGTCGCAGTTGCAGCGCGTTTTCTTGCCGGTAGCCTTGTCGACATGGAAGTCGGCGCGCCGCAGCGCGTTGGCCACCTTACGCGGCATGAAGTTGTTATGGACCGCGTCGGCAAGGAGGAAGGCACCCTCTCCCTCGTGGAGGTCAAACCTGCTTTGGTCGTCGTTCTGGAATACGACAGACTCACCTGGCAAGGCTAGACTTCCGATTAGCACAATCGCCTGGTGCAGTGCATCACCGACCTGTTCGCCAGTCAGGCCGGTGGTGTATACGAATTGCCTCCCCGCCGCGATATCGCTGGAGTTCCAAGCGATAGGAGCGACGGCGTCCCGTAGGCGCTTCGCAAACACGCGCAGGTATGGACCCGTGCGTGCACTGTACTCGGGCGGACACCCCTGGATAAAGCGTGGGTCTTTGTAGACAGGTAACGCGTCCAACTTAAGCGCAACCTCACGCTTAATGAACGCCGATGCCACGTTTCGAGGCAGCTGTATGCCCTTCTTCCAAATGGCCAACAGCTGATCGCGTCGTTTTGGCGGAAATGAGGACGCCCAAACAACGAAATCCATAGGTATCGTGACCATGCGTAGGCCGCATGCTTTCAACCAAGCAATGTGGCTTGGAATGATCGCGGCCCAGTGGCGTGTAACAGCGAGCTTGGCTCCCTCGCTGGCAACACCTGGTATTAGTTTGCCAACGCGCCCGCATAGTGAGATGCGTTCGTTACACAAGCAGCTACGGAAGACTGTGCCCGTAATCCCCTTAACTGCAAACACGCGGGTTGTCCCATGCTTCGGTCGACACACTGGATCACCCCACCGCACCTGAAAAGCCTTGCGCACCTGCGCCTCTTTCATGCCTTCACGAGCGGCACAAATATCGGCGACAACTGGTAGGCCAAGCTCATCATAGTTATCGTAAGATCGTAGCCTCAATGCCCATGCATCGTTGAGTCGGGAAGCCGTCAAATTGTAAATGACGTGCGCCATGACGGCCGGCACAAACGGCAGGGCCGCCAGTACGCAGTGTGCGTATGACCTCAACAGCAGGCTGACCAGGCAGCCGAACTTACTTGAGCCGGTAGCCCATAAGCGCCAAGTTTCGTAGAGCGCTATGACGACCGGCAGAGCGTAGGACACGCTTGCCCTGACCGCCACCGAGCTGGCAGAACAGCCAGCTAGCCACGATAGGCGGTCAGTCGTCCAAAAACCGGTGGGCAGTTGTATCCATAGCTCAGAACTCTCAGGCCAGGCGAAGGTGCTCTGTGTGCACCCGTTGTACGGGTGCCCAGAGAGCTCGGCCAGTATATTGAGAACTGAGCACAGATTAGCCCGCAGCGCCCAGGCACCAAAGGATAGTAGTGCCAAGACGCCCTGTACGGATCGGACGAATGCTATTCCAAAGGAATAAGGCATTTGCAAGAGCTCAGCGACGCTGTCAGACATCCACAGCAGCCACTGTTGTACCGAGCACCCATAGACCCACCCAAAGTGTGTGCGGGCCGTCTCTCGCCACAGTCTCTTCGACGTCTCCTCGAATACGACCATGCTGCACATCATAAGTAGCCACACAAGCTTCTGGAAATACTGCCTGATGTACCACTTCTTAGTGCCGCGCGAGAACACAGTGTAGCTCAGCGGTGTTTGTGCCTCAGCGAACTTCATACGCTGCAGCGGGTTTAGCCGTTCGACACGTGAGGTATACTCAGCCATATCGTTCGGCAAGGCACCAAGCGTGAAAACTTCGCTCCAAGTGTAATCACGCTTCTCGCCCACTAAGCGCACGTGGGCGGCCGCTGTTCGGATAGCAGCTACGTTCCTGAGTCCGTCGGTAACTGCACGGGCGACCTCGACTGCGGGCAAGGCGTGTGGCCGTCCCTTCGAGTCCAACTCGTGCATCTTCGCGGCACGCGCCAGGGCAACACCTGACCGCGTGACAGCGCCGACGTCTTCAACGTCCTCGAGTTTCTTAGTGAGTAGGTCGAGCGTGACCTTGCTAGCGATGTCGGCTTCAATGCCCTTTGTCACCAGCCTGGCCTTCTCCACTTCACCCCGATACTCAGCTGCTTCCTTCTTCCCCCCAACCAGTTGTGGCGCCTGGGGGGTGGCGCTTTGCGGGCGGGTCGCCCCGCCACCAGTCGTCGCATCGCCGTCCGGAGGTCCATATTTCATCTCCGGGTCGGCGGCGACAGCTTTCCGCTCACGATATTCCTTGGCGGCCCAGGCTGGCACCGTCGACACACTGGCTGCTTCGATATGTCTCAAGCCAGTGTTTTCGACGACATCCCTGTCTACTTGTTGCAGGGCGACGACTGGTGGTGCCTCGTGGTCCGCATCACCAGCGACCACTTCGACTGGGTCACTGGCTGCTATGGCTTCAGCAGCGGACTTGCCTTCTAACGCCTTCAGGCCAGCCTTGGTGGGCTTGGCTTCCGGCAATTCAGGCTGTGGGCACTTCGCGACAACGTGGTCTTTCGATCCACAGCGGAAACACATTCGGACGCCGTGACCACCACGCTTGTTTGGTTTGCTGCCTCGTTTGGGTGGGCCCTCACCAGGGTACCCGAGTGTCGAGTCAAACCTCTTCTGCGGCTTGCGCCTGCCGCGGCCCGTCTTCGCGCCTTTCTTCGCGCGACGCGCATCAGCGCGCTTACGATTTAGCAGCGCCGTTGCAGCACGGGTGTCCTCCTTTCTGCCGACAAGATCTTCGATGTCGGGCAGTTCGGCGCCCGTCGGCGCCTCGGCCCCCTTCGGAGCCGGCGTTGCCTCTACAGCTAGAGGCATAACGACTTTCTTCTCCTCCTCCTCCAGCGCCGAGATAATGTACGCACGACGCTTTTGAACCCGCTTCTCGCGGTTTTGAGCAGCCAACTTAGCCTCTCCTGCTTGGAGTCACAGGATGCGATAGGCCTTATCGCACCCTAGGCGCAGCCCCTGAGCGCCCTCGCCGAACGCACAAGTTTCCGGTGGCAGTTTTCTCGTTCTGCCAAACATAGCGCGGTGATAAGCTGACCCCGGAGTGTGAAGTCTAGTAGCAACGCCGGATGCACGCGCACACTAGACAACACCCCATCGGGATCACCCGCGCAACCGATTACAGCCAATGAAGCGGAGAGCAACTCCACACACGTCTCACCTTCGACCCATTGACTCACGCTGGCCCGAGCACGACAATTGCCGTGTCCCGGTTGGTTCATTCACCACCATTCCTTTTACGCGAAGGTCTCAAGCTGACTTGTTGCATTGATCCACCAAATGGACTATGGCTGCAACCGGTTCTGTAGCCCATTCTGGGCGTCATTCAACACCACCTTGACCGCGGCTGAGTGTTGGTAACCCTATCCAGGGTTCGGGGGCGACTTAAAACGGTCGCCGGCGCAGAGCTGGCAACGCCAGCTCTTGCGGCAAACTGCACTGTTGAGATTGGCCAGCGCGAGCGGCTGCCGGCTCGACAATGACGACATCAGTTGATAGCGCGTCATCGGTAGTGCAGGGTAGCGGTGTTTTGCTCTCCTTAACCTCGCACGTCGGCGACTCCATCCAGGGCCGCTCCTCAGAAGAGGAACCAGCGGCCAGGGATAGAATGCCATGTAGGTACGAGATTGTGGGGGCGGAGGCGTAGTTCATCACCATCGTGATGTACGCGGGTACCGCACCGAGGGCTGCAACCGCAGTTGCCACGGCAGCTGCGGAAACAACGCTCGTCGCCACACCAACAGTAGTGGCGCCGGAGCCGGTGCCCACCACAACGGCCGACGAGAGATCGATGTCGGAGTGGTAGAGACCGGTGGCATCCAGGAACCGAAGCAGCAACTTGTTAGTTGTCGCATAGGCGGTTGAGCTGATCGATTGAAGATCGACCTGAATGCCGAACGCTGTGCCCAAGCCTTCAGCGACACTGCGAGGCAGTTTGATCGCACCATTGGCTGGGCCACCGTTAGGGTAAGGCGCTGGCTTGCCGAACTCAAAAACTGAGCTGCCACCAGTGCCCCATGCAGGCACAAAGGCGGTGGCAGTCAGGCTGGCTGGTGTACCACCCTCGTCCGTGTCGCCAACCTCAGGTGGGGAACTGCCAAAATAGCGGTCCTCAAAGGTGGCGTCGAAATCGAAGAACAGCTCCATGCTGACGTCTGCGTCATTAACTGCACTCACGTAAAAGTAGAGACAGCCGGAATAGTAATTTTCCCAGGAGCCGCCGTTCGACTGAACGAATAGGCGGTTGTTGCCAGTCTTGTCAGGCAAGCAGCGAACCGGAATAGGAGATAAGCGGTGGAAAGGCACGCTCATCGGGCACTCCTGCTTCCAGTGTTCACCGGAAATCGCGTCCGACAAGGCCACGAGCTGTGAGCCTGAGTAGTCAGAAATTGAAAACCGGGGATCGGCGATATATGTTGCCCGCACGGAGCCGCGTGTTGCGGTACCCTCCTTGAAAACGATGCGTGGTCGAATTGAACCGTGCCAGTAGGTCCAGTCGACAGACTCATCAGCGAAGGATTGGCAGATCGCCGAAATGTCAGCCGCATCAACATACACGCAGAACAGGTACGTGTTCGTACCAGCTGCAATGCTGAGGCGGCGGACAGAATGTGACTCCTTGAAGTGGTAGGTTGCCGGCATCTTAGAAGTCGGGAAAGACGTCGGCAATGAGTCCGCGGCTTGCATCGCTGTGCGAGGCTTGCGCGGGTTCGTGTCCTTGCGTTCGGACACACGTTTCGGGACTGAAAGTAAACACCGGTTGACCAGTCATTCAAACCGATGGTGAAGAAAGTTCTTCGGCTCATAAGGGGCTGGGTTGCGTGCTTTTGAACTCGCAACATGTGCCACCGCCCTGAGCTAGGCTGTGGCACTATGTTGCGGCTATCATCAGCGCCCAGCGCACAGACGTGTCCAAGGTCATGTGCCCAGCAACTTAGCTGTGTCTTTTGTTAAACCAGAGAGCTACCCGCGGTCACGGGATACGAGATACTGGTG